ATAAAAACAATGACTTAGCCGTGGAACAATATATCATCGCTGTTATGTCGTGTCTGCGACAGGTTTGTTAACCTTTTTCTTGTTAACCTTTGGCTTGTGTGCGCGTAGCGGTTGCGCTTGTGTGCCCTTCTCGTCCTCATGCTCTATCACGTTTGCCCGCTTCATCTCTATTGCTTGGTTAACCTGCTGCAAAACCTTGATATAATCCTCGCTCGGCGACGCCTTAACGTCTATCTGCGCCTTGTCGCCATACACGTTTGGCGTCATCCGCGCTGAGCGCCACTTGATGTTATCTGACAGTGTCCGATGCGCTGACTCAGTGATAAACCCCTTGAGCAGCATGTCGTCAAGCTCATCCAGCCTATCCGCATAGACCTGACCGCGCGACTCTAACGCCGTGCGATACTTGTCCATCATCGTTTGATCCTTAACGAACCGACGCCAGACGGTTGACCACGCTGGCATGTCGTCGTCTTTGCTGACGCTGCTGCCAGAGCGCCCCTCAGCCACACGCTCGAAAAACTCGTCAAAGACGTTGTCGGGTATCTTATGCGCTACCATCAAAGTCGTCCTCCTCAAAAGTCAAAAAGAACATCGGCTCATCCGTTATCTCAAGCAGGACGCCGTGGCAGACGTGGCAAATGATCCTCTGGCTCTCCTCAAACACAACGCCCTGCGTGTCCCTCTCGCAGTGGTCACACACCACCGATTCACCAAAGAACCGCACCCTATCCTTACGCTTAAACTCCAAGACATCACCCATCAACGTCAACACACTCCGCCGCACAAGCCATATAACCCGCAGCGTCCACATAGTTATCGTGATGGAACGGGTTGCTCTTGGCTCTGGCCGCCTTCAGCAGAGCCATCATGACCCCGACATCCTGCGGCTCAACATTGCAATCCAAGTGCGCCGACCAGTATTTGGCGATCAGCCTAAAATTGTCCTCCATCTCGCCGTGGTCGGCGGCGCGGTCCTTAGTCACGCACTGCTTCGCCTCATCTAGCACCTCAGCCCTCTTCATCTTTTAATTTCCTCTCTGTAATCACTAGCCCGCAGACGATGCACTGCGCCTCGTCTTTTGCCCGCTGCTTTGTCTCGCTGCGGCAGCTTGGGCAGCGCCCGCTGTCTATCCGCCGCTGCATCTCACCGTCGCCCTGCTCAATCATAACCAGTCACCCGAATGTTTGATATGCCTAACCTGATTGCTTATACGTTTTCTTGGCGCTGGGCCAGAGGCACCCTTTGGCTCGTCAACCTCAAGCACACTGAGCGGCTCACCCTTGCCGTCTGTCTCAATAGGCCACACCTCCAGCCTGACGCCACGTCTGGTGCGCTGTATGTGTACCGAAAGGTCCCTCACATCTACCCACCCATCAGAGCAATTCATCACATACTGCTTGTCCTTGTAGAGCAGCGGCCTGTCGTCGTTACTAATACCCATCATCATCTCCCGTTTCTAAAATGGTATCTCGTCGTTTAGTTCCTTTTCAAGCGGCGTGGGCTTGCGCTTTGCCATGCCGACCACCTCAGCACCCTCGAACACCGCCTTCACCCTCTCAGCGGCCCTGCCAGCCTCGTCTGATCGCCATTGCTGCACGATCCTGCCAACCTCAGCGACGCAGTACACGCAGTCATACCTTCCGCCGCGCTGGACGTTGGCTATTTCTGCCGCATCCCTGACAATCGCCATCACACCGCCGTCTGGCAACTCACACTCCCAGCGGTCACCCGTCAGCGGCTTTGCGCCAAGCTCAATGGCGCGGGCCTCTAATACGCCGCATGCCCGAATGGTCACCTCCACCGCATGCTCTAAATCCGGCCCCGACCCCCTCTCAATCGCCGCATTCAATTTATCCCACTGTTGCCACCAGCGCTCACGCATTTCCGCATCAACTAAATCGGGCAATCGGTCAATGCCCCATTTCGCCTCATACCCCCTGACGACCCTGTCGTATTCCTGCAACGCCGCCTGACACTTTCTCGCGTCTCTCTCGTTTGGGTAATACCTCAGGTCCAAACCCTTTTTCGCTTTCGCTGGTCTCTTTCTAACCGCCACAATCACCTCCTCTACAAAAATACTGATACGGCCAATACGGCGATACGGTCCCTATAGGGGGACCGTACCGTACCGCACCGATACGGTTTTCCGTATCGATACGGTTGATACGGGAATTGATGTCTTAACTGTTTGTTTTATAACGATAGGCGTCTCAACACGTTTCCCGTATCGTGTTCTACTATACGCCATTAGCCAAAAACCCAAACTAGAACAATTCCCGTATCGGCGGCACACACCACCGCACCGCCCCTATAACTCGCCTAACTCTTTGTTAATCCAGCAAATACCGTCTGAAATAACCACAAAACCGCCATCCACTAGCGCATCACGCGCTGTCTTGCGTGTCGACGTGTGTGTGTCTGGACAGTCACGCTCATGCGCCTTGTGCCACTCGCCAATCGGCACCCTGACACCGCGCTCTGCACACAGGTTTTGCAACGCCGTCAGCGCCCTCTGCTGGCTCGCCGCCATTGGCCTCTTGCGCTTTGGTGCATCCAGCGGTGCGTCCGTTCGCTCCAGAACAACCGACGTTTCGGTGACGCCAACCTGAACACTAACCATATTGAAGTTCATCTCGTCGATAGGCTCTGCGTCCTTCTGCTTGTCCACCTTGATCGTGACCACGTCGTCGAGCTTGCCCACGACAATGCTAGTATCTAGCGCGCCAAGCAGCGCGTTGCTGCCTCTGGCCCCCCTGCTAGTGTCCTTGCCAGAGTGATGCACCGCCAGCATTGTGCCGCCAGCCACCTCACGCACCCTGTCACAAGCCTGAACGAAAGTGCCAACCGCCTGCGCCGCATTCTCATCAGCGCCGGGGATTGATCTGGCGACGGTGTCAATTATCACCATCGCCCACTGCCGACCCATCTCCTCAACCGTCAGGATGAGCCGCGCCACGTCCTCCTCGTCCATCATATTGACCGCCGTCGGCAGCAGGTACATCTCAGGGCGCACCCTGAGGCCGTGGTGCATTGACCACGCCCGCCACCTCTTAGAAAAACCCCCCATACCCTCTCCGGCGATATAAAGCACTGGACCCTGCTTGACCTTCTTGCCCTGCCAGTCCACGCCGTGCGCCACACTCAGCGCCATATCAATCGCCATAAAAGACTTGCCGCTGCCGGGCGCGCCGTAGATCATCGCAAAGCTGCGCTCAGGGATTAGGTCGTCAATCAAAAACTCGACGGGCGGCATCGACCACACCGCGTCCTGATCCAGCAGCTTATACGGCTTCAACGCCCCGTCGTCCTCGGCCACCAGAGCCTCGTCAGCGGCGTCTGCCTCGTCCGGCGCACTAACCAGTGCCGGAGTGGCCTTGACCGCCTCCATAAGCGCCGCAACTGTGCCACCCTTGAACAGCCAGTCCACGACATCACCCTTGTCCGGCAGCCCGTCAAGCTCGACGCGCTTGACCGCCTTTGCACGGCCCCAGATGGAGCGCACCACCTGATCGGCGTGGCGCTCACCCGCATTGTCGTTGTCGGGCAGCACAATCACGTTCCGCCCCTCAAAATATGGCGACAATGTGTCTGACCACTTGCCAGCGCCGCCGTGCGACGTTGTCGCCACTAGGCCCAGCTTTATAAGCCTGTCTGCCGCCCGCTCACCCTCGACGATAAACACTGGCGCGTCCGGCTGCTTCAGTATGCCCAGCAAATTGTACGGCAACGGCTCAACGTCGTTCATATTCCACAGGAACCCGCCCTTGCCGTCAGGGCGACGCTGCCTAAAAGACTTTGGCTGGTAACGCACCACCTGATAGGACATTTCACCGTCGGCATTATAATATTCGTATATATTGGTTATCACCTTGGCGACTGGCCTCAGCGAATCTGCGGTCTGCTTGTTAATGCCAAACTCGCGCATCAGCACGTCACTGACGCTGCCAGTAATCGTCTGCTTACCGTACAACCTGACGATGTCGATTGTCCCGCCGCCGTGGTTTTCTTCAAAATCATAAAAGACGCCGCGCTGCACGTCCAATTCCTTGGACCCAGCGTTGCCCCACCTCAGCATGCCCTTTTTGGACAGCTTTGGGTTTGGCTCACCCCAATAGTGACGGGCGATCCTCTCGGCGTGTGCCGCAATATTTTGTGTCATAGCAAATTTCCCTTTTGCCAACCCTTTTGAAGAGGCGTTGGCGGCGGGGGGAAAGGGAGGAAAACCCCCGCCGCCAACTACTGCGCTAGAACAGGTCAGCGCCAGCCGAGTTGGCTGGTGGGGCCGAGGCGGCGCTTAACGCTGGCTCCGGCACAGATGGTGATGGTACTGCATCTGCCGATTGGGCGCCAGATGTCATCACCGAGCGGTCAACCCACTGCACAATGTTCCACTTTGGAACCTTGAACCTTAGCTCACCTTGAGGCGTGTTGATCTTGACCACCTCAGTCTCTGAGATTTCGACCACTGGCACTTTGCCGTGGTTCTGAGTAAGCGCTGACTCAAACTGGTTGTGCAGGTCGTCCATTGTCCGCAGAACCGTCTTTGCTGAGTGCGAAAACTCGCGCAGGCCCAGTTCTTTGTTTTTGATTCTGACGCGGAAGCACGGCTTGAACGCTGGCTTTCCAGCCTGATCCAAGTCAGGCGGGCACACTGGGCGTGGCTCGCCAATCTTTGCGACGCGAAAGTCTGGCGCACCAGAGGCAAAGCTCAAAAAGCCGACCTCAATGTTTTCCAAATCCATAATGAATTGGGCAGGGAGAGGAACCTCGCTCTCGTCCTTTGTCCACATCCCGTCCGGCGCTTGGAACCGATCCTGCCGGATCAAGTCACCGCCCTTTGCATCCCATTTAATGATAGGTAAAATATCTCCGCCGCCTCCGGCAGACTCTGCGAATCCTAGTGCCATCTCTTTTAACTCCTTAACGATAACGACAACTATAAATGGCTCACGACTGTGAACCGCTCTGTCGAGTAGAAGGCGCAAACGTCACGGTCTTGTGCGTCACCCCTGTCTGCCCGTCCACCCATCCTTAAAACAAAAGGATCGGCGAAGTCAAGCCTGACTATCACATCAATATATTTCACGATTAGATAGCACGGCAATCCTGTGTGTTGAGTGAGATATCGCGCCGCCAGAACCTTGGACAGCGAGATCATCACAGTTGGGTACTTGTTCATTTCAAACGTGCGAGCCTTGACCTCAGCAAAGCCGAGGCAGTCGCCGTCTTTGAATATGGCAAAGTCCATCCTGTACTGCATCGGCAGTTTCTCCAGACCGTAGCCAAGGTTATCCATAACCCCAGCGACGTGTTGCTCGTTGGCTAGGTCCTGTGGCCTCTCATACCGTGGTCTGGTCATGTGTCCTTTTCCGAATAATTTACGCACGCAACAGTCGAGACGACACTGACACTGTTAGTGCTTTTGCTCTTTAGGTCCATCGCGTGTTGATCGCCCCATTTCCGACAAGATGCGTAGTCTCTGAATAACATTTCCTGACGGTCCAACCAGCAAGAGTTCTCCGGCTCACCACTGAACGTGGTGACAAGACACATAGCCACTAGTGCTTCAATCATTTGATAAATGCTCCCTGATTATCATCATTGCGGTTGTCGTGTCGCACTCCATCGCGTACCGCCAGTCATATTGCTCGGCTATGTCCCCGGCGGGGATGTAGTCAGACATCCCCACAATCGCCGCCACGGGGAACCGCCAGCGCCACGGCATCCGATCATAGCGATACACCAGCAGCGGCAGCTTGTGGCACGCCTGAGCCGCCGTGCAGACCTGATCCCACCACTGCGGCTGTGCATGTACGCCCTGACGGTATCGCTTCACCTCAACAGTGAACGGGAACGCCGGGTCGTTACATATAACGTCACCGAGGTCACCCTGTCGGTACTGCTCAATGTCGCGCTTAAATTCCAGCTTGTCGGCGCCGCCGCCTAGCTCGTCGGTCAATATCTTTATGACCTCGTATTCGCCGGATTTGCCCTTGTTTCGGCTATTTGTCATCAGCACACACTCCCTGCCAGCTTGGTGATGCCTTCGCGCAGCGCGACCTCAGCCCTCTCTCTGGCCTTCACCCGCAGCCCCATTTCGATGATCTCATCGGCCAACGCACTCATGCTTCGGTGTGAGGAAAACTCTAGTTCAGCCTTTAATGCGTCGGTTGTTGACACTCGCAACCTAAGCAATGTTGGTTTTATTTCAGACACTTAACTCTCCTATGAAAAAAAATCATAAAATATTTGTAATATCACTTGTATATCAAGTCAAGGTGGCATATATCAGTAGTACAGGAATAGAACAACCAAACGGGAGACAGACAGATGACCTACAAAGCATTTCACCACGGCGCAAAGATGACAGCGAAAAAAGTCGGCAACAGTTGGATGGTTGGCGGCGACTACGACACCAACAACGCGCTGATCATGATGCCGACGGCTTGCAAGGCAA